AAATAGTTGAATAATGAAAGAGCCAATTATTGAAACATACGTCCCACAAAATAAAAGGCTGCCTTATCAGGTAGCCGCTGGCATTGGTGTTGCTTTTGTTATCGGGTTGATTTATTCCCCAATAAATACAAGTTATAATTATACTTCCTTTGTTCCCATCATTACGCATGATACAGTTTACGTTCACAAAATAACATCGCTTACTATCCAGGGCAAAGATGAAAAAAAAGAAATTGATGAAAGCGCCTACGGATCTCGTTCATATGGATGGGAGGTGCGCAAGTTATCAGGGGAAGAACTTCGTAAAACATTAGAAGGTAGAGGCTTCAGGAATTTAAAAGGAGTTGACCGTTCAAAGTTGCGTCGTATATACCTTGCTTACTGCTACGAATCAATGTTGATGAACGTTCACGTTTTAACCGATTTCCCAGTATCAATGATTTATTCCTTTTTTATCATTGAGGCAACCAGTCAAGGGGTTGAAACTGAACTTTGGAGAAAGCACGCCAACGCTGGAGGAGTTAAAGCTCTTAAAGGTCATGGCACTGTGACGTACAAAACTCGCGAAGTTATAAGAGGCAAAAATAAATACATAAGGGCTAAATTTATGAGTGCCGAAACCACCGAAGAAGGCATGAAGCTTTGGGCTAGTGTTTTGAACTCTGGAAGATACGCGGCTTGCAAGAAGGCAAATTACAGGATGAAAGGAATAAAGTTGTACGAAAGTATTTGTAAATGCGTGTATAAATCAGGGTATCACACCGACACCGATTACAAATTTAGAGCGTCATTAATGGCTGAGTACTGGCAAATTAAACGAGATAACTTTCCTTTGAAGAAAGAATACAATCAATTTTAAACCAAAAAAACAAAAAACAAATGGAAAAAAACTTTACTAATAATCAATTCAAATGGACGTTTGAAAGTATATCGGACAACATTCCAACAATCATGCTGGTAACTATCCTTTTGACGTATGGCATAAATGCCTACCTGACTGCTATATTTTTACCTTTAGATTTTTGGCTTGCTATCATTGCAGCCTCTATTCTACAACTAGGTCGATTTGCCGTCGTTTTCATGGACTTTCTTAATCCAACTAAGGGTAGAAGTACTTACCCACCTAAAATAGCATTAGGCGCGACTATAGTGGCTTTAATAGAAATATTCTTTGGATTGCAGGAACACTACGAAGGTGGGGAATATATAACTATGTTTTTATTTATTGGAACTATTATAGTTTTTGGTTATCTTTTGGAAATAAACTTTGTTGACAAAGGAGTAGAAGCCTACGGTATTAATGAGCCAAAAATTATAAAAAGAAGAAGGCGTAAAATCATTGTTAAGAATGCCAATGAAGAGGCACCTAAACAGTTTAGAAGAAATATTGCTGGAATACAAATGTCAATGTTTTAATCATGAAGAAAAATAAAAGTAAAACAGGCATTGAATACCTGAGAGGTATTTATGATAAGGATGACAAGTGTCCTTTAGTTTTTGAAGCCGCCGATATGCTACAAATGGAAATAATGGATGAATTTTCTCAATGGCTTGCCGATGATGGTTGGATAAAATCTGCTTATGGTTCACTTTGGTATAATGGAAAAGTTAATGAAAAACCTAATAAATTAAGCGAAGTTTATCAGATGTTTTTAAAAAGTAAATGCGAATGACAACATACATAGGAGTTGATCCAGCCATTAGACTAAACGGTATGGCGGCGTGCTTTATTTTGCCAAACAAAGAGGTTGAATTTAAAAAATACAAAAGATTTGTAGATTTTTTGGAAGACTCTTTTCACTGGCATAAAGATTATAAAAACGTTGTTGTTTTAGTGGAAGATAGTAGCCTTCAAAATGTAACTTTTAATTCTTCCATTAACCGCGCTATCCTTTCCCGTATGTCCCGTAATGTAGGCATGAACCAAGCGGCTTCAAGAATCGCTTACGAATGGATTAAGGAGCAAGGTTGCGAAGCTTACAATATTTCCCCGGAACAAAAGGGCAAAAAATGGGGAAAGGAAATATTTATGAAAGTATTTCAAAACGAAGGCTACAAATTTGAACCAAATTTTAAACCAGCAAAAATAAGTCAGGACGAAATTGATTGTTTTACTCTTGCTTTACAAGCTAAAAATTACCAAAAACATGAAAAGAAATAGTGAAATGATTGACGGCATTAGTGTTGCCACATGGAAGGAAATTGAAAAAATTTCTAGGCAATATCCGAAACCTATCAGATATGCTGAAGGTACAGTAGCAAGAATAACAATACTTAAATTTTACATGGAGCCTTTAATGAAAGATGAAAGGGCACCAATGGACATGATGGAATCAGGACGAATGATTACGATAGCGTACAAAATTTATAAAGAATCAAATGGAGATAATGTTAGAGAATTAGCGTTAACTTTATTAAAGAAATATATAAGTTAGGTTGATTACATTTTGTTAATTAGTGGTAATATCGGGGTAACATTTGCGTTGCCCCTTTTTATTTAGGAATTTACTAAACCTATTTTTTCTATATAATCACCAACGGCCCTAGCGTGGCATAAAGCTATATTTTTTTGAAAGTCAGCATCAAACATTAATTTTGCATCATGGTAATTTGTGAAGAAACCGTTTTCAGACAAAACCGCAGGCATATTGGTTTGAGTTAAAACATGAAATCTAGCTTCTTTATCGTGATCCCCGTCGGTTGTATCAGGCCTAAAAATCCAATTTGGAAATTGTGATTTTACTCGATAAAATAAAAATTCTGCATAAATATCAGATTTAGTTTGTCCTGGAGAAGTAAAAACTTCCCATCCTCTAGCACTTTTGTTTTCCGCTGCATTTCCATGAATGCTTAAATACAATGATGCTTTATAATTCTTAGCTGCAAAGTTCGCCTTATTTACTCTTTTAGTTAGTGATGTGTCTAATATTTCATCGTAAACCTTCATTGTTATAAAGCCCCAATCATTTAAATATTGTTCAATATATTGCACAACGGCACGATTAAACACACCTTCAAAAAACCATCCATATGAATGAAAGCTGCCATTATTGTGTTGCGCACATTTAGCAGGATAGGTTGTATAACCATTTGGTAATTTTACCTTAGGATTAATACCGCCATGACCAGCATCGAGAAAAATACAAAATTCATTTTTATTCATAATTCACAATTTTAAAGGGAGGCATAAATCAATATACCTCCCTGAAGCCGCATAAGGTAGCGAATCTGTCTGCGCCTATAACTTAAATCCGATTAACGAAAAAGCTGCGGAAATCAAAGAAAATTTAGGAGGTACGGTCACTATAATCTCCTTCCCAGCACATTCTTTGCTTGTCTCCTTGATTTTATCCCAAATGATTTGAGCCAACTGGACATATTCACGCCAAGTGAATTTAATTTTGTTGTTTTCTAAATGGACTGAAATATCTTGTGTCAATTCCGCAAAATTGAAACTATAACAAGCCACGTCACCTAAAGGACTTTTAATTGTGTCGGCATTTTTTAAAGCCTGTTTTAAATTAGTCTGCATATTATTATTTTTTAAAGAATTTAAGAATGGTTGTTGCCAAATTAACGCCCGTTATTGATTTAATGTTTTCGGAGATACTGTATAACTCCGTAAATGCTATCAAGAAGCTAACTGAATAAACGATTTGCGAAGGCAGTCCGAACGTAACGCTTGCACCGTGAAATATCATGATGCCACAATAATAAACAACCACCTTTTGAGAAGTGCGATAAAGGCCTTTACTTGTTATCGCCTCTTTTCGTTTTTTTGCTGCAATAATTCCCGTGACAGTGTCTGCAAAAACTACGAAGATTGTAAAAATCAGGAAATGTTGGATGGGAAGAAAAAACGAAAATAGCACTCCACAACAAATGGAAAATAAAACACCATCGTAGCCTACTTTTAAAATGTTATATATTATTGCTTTCATCGGTTCAAAACTAAACGCCTAACAATGCTTTTTCCATCCTGACTAACGTATAATTTCCTGCCTTCGTCCCAATACAAATCTAAGAAATTTCCTGTTGTTGGGAATCCATTTAAACGTATTAATGATTTGCCAAAACCGTATAAAATCCTTGCGGTTGAGCCTTGTACCGTGTAACGCAAAGAGCCATTAGCCGCCTTATTCCAAGTTATAGGTATCGCCCCGCTACCTGTGTTAATTACCCATCTAAAGTTTTCATCGTCTAAATGCTCAAAGGTTTGCAAACCCAATGAATCAATAGGACTTTTTCCTGTGATTTGAGTAATACCAGTATTTTCACGCAAAGCACCTGTTATTTCTTTTGAATAGAAATACGAACCATTAACAAAGTTTGCATAGCTATTTGCCGTGCTTTCAAATTTTTGCAAAGCAGATAAATAAAATTGAGCCGTATCACCAATAATAGTAACTTTTTCGTAGTAAGAATCATCGTCGTACTCAATGCGATTTAAGAAATAAAACTTGCTATTCTTTGAAATGACATAAGCCGTATCAAAGACTGGCGATTGAGCATTTAAAATGCTTGAGCAAAAAGCCAATAAAATTAAAATCCTTTTCATGTGTATTTTTTATTTAGTTACAAAAACTTTGAATGAACCTGAGGCTGGGTCAACTGTTCCACTGGAATAATTATTGAATCTTACCGTCACCGTTCCTGCAGCCGATACCCACGCTGAATAACTTGTATTTGCATTAACGGCAGCGTTTGGAACACCGAGGCTGACAACGTCGCCGTCTGCCGCGCCTGTTACCGAGATTGTTAAATCTCTTGAATTTTGGGCATTGGTTGATAGAAAATCAAGCGTTGCTGAACCTGTTAAGCCGTGGTTTACTGTGTGGCGAGTTGTGGATGGGGAAAATAATAGGTTTGTGCCGTTGAACTCCATTGCCCCAGCCTCCGCGGTTGTAAGATTTGTACCACTTGTAAATTTCAATGGTGCGGTTGAGGCGGTGGCGGTGCCTGATGCAAGGTGAAGGCGTGCGGTTGCCGAGGTAACACCAACTGCAATATTTCCTGTAAATCTGCCATTACCGACAACGTGTAATTTTTCGCTTGGTAGTGCAGCAAAAGTAGTGCCAATACCAACATTTCCATTTAAAGCAATCATCATTCTATTTAGTGTGTCATCTGGAAAGGTTGTATTAGTAGAACCTACTATATTTGTTGAAAAATGAATGCCTCTATCGTATCTCATTCCAATAAAATTAGAAATATCTGTATAATTTTTAACAAGTCTGTTATTTAATGTTTTAGATGCAAGTGAATTGTTGGAAATAAAAAGTCCTGCGCCTCCTAAGGTTGTAGATAAAGATGAATTTTCCATTCTAAGTGATTGACCTCTTTCTGGCAATCGTAATTCAGCATTTACATTTGTACCAAGATTTAAAACTTCATTAGAATAAGTTAAATTATTTGGACTTAAAATACCTGTTGTTCCATTTCCAACTAAAACTTTATTTGCCGTTAATGTATTTTGTCCCGTTCCACCATTTGCAACAGGCAAAGTGCCCGTTAATCCTGATGAAATAGAACCTATTGTAGTAACGCTCCAAACATTTGTAGCACGGTTGTAATTGTAAAACCTATGATTTACCGTGTCAAGAATAATATACGCGCTTGTATCTCTTGATGGGGTAATATTGCCTGTATCTGCAAGTACGCCCCGATAGATAAGCCCGTCGGCAGTTGTTTGTTCTCCGAGTGTTATTTTTTGGTTTCCGTTTGTTGGGTATTGTGCCAAGGCAAGGCAAGGCAAAAGGAAGAGGAAG